TGACGCTGACGGCATAACCGTCTGCCTTCAGATACTTGGTCAGCTGACTGGTCTGCTGTCCGTATCCTGTCGGAGCCCAGGGACTGTTGGAATAGATACAGACCCGACCCTTGGATCGTTTGTCGCCCTTTCGTAAGGCTTGGCTATTCCCTCGCGTATCAGTTCCAACGCGTAAGGGTCTGGCAGTTCCACCAACGCCCCTCTGATGCTTATTAGCACGTTTGCTCACTATCCCTCGCAGTTCGCAGGTAGCGCAGGGAGTGGGTCTGCGTGCCTGCGCTCACGCAGACCCACACTTACTCGTCAGAGACCTTTAGGCCCCGACGAAGGTCTTCACAGCCGATGTTTGAATCAGGCGGCTGTCGAATCGATAAGTAGCTCGAAGAGTGACCAGTCCAGTCGAGAAGGCAAAGTCATCACTACGTGCCAACTCCATCGCGCCAACTTCACGGATGTAGAACTGGCTCATGTCACCGAAGATGACTGACTTCGCTCCTGCAGCGACTGCTGCCATCTGAGTCGACTCCAGAAGCGGGAAGCCAAGAAGTCGATCTGGCTGTCCGACTTGGTAGTTCGGCTCGAAGATGTATTCGTTGGTCGTGGTCTTCAACTTGCGAATCGCTTGAATCGCAGTAGTCGAAGCCAAGAACGCAACTGCTGGTCTGTTTCTGTAGGCAGCGTTTACCGAGTAGACCAAGTCGATCAAGTTATCGGCAGTCGGTGAAGCGGTTGATCCAGTCACACCCGAGGATGCGCTGGTCACGATGCCGGTCGGTTCGACCGTGCCGGTGCCGAGTGTCAACTTGTTGTCGATGAGAACGCCCATGCTGGTTCCGATTTGCTCGGCCAAGAAGCCAAGAAGGTCGGGGCCAGATAGACCGTTGTCGCTGATCAACTCACTCGAGACTTGCAAGAGTTGAGAAGCCTTGAAGCTCGACATGCTGACAAGTGAGTTGAAGACGACATCCCCTTCAACGATTGCCGCAGCCTCAGCCTTGATCAATGCGGTTCCCGGCGATGAAGTCGACGGGATCTGCAGAGTCTCACCTGATGCGGTGCGAATCTTGGTGCCTGCATTCGACAATGGCGAGATGTAGGTCAAGATGGCGATGACCTTGTCGTAGAACGAGGTCGGCACCGGGGCACCAGTCGAGGACTTGGTCACAGTGTTGCGAGTCTCGAACTTAGCCGAACGAATCTCACCGGTCACGAGTGAACGGATGACGTCGGCGTCGGTCTTCTCGAGTGAGGCTGACTCGATTGGTCGAGCCTGTGCTTCGAACCCTGCGATGGCTTCGTTGCGTGCCTCTTCGCGTGCTTGGTCTTTCTGGAATTGCTCGATGACGCGACCGCGTGAGTCGAGTTCTTCCATGAGCCGGTCATAGGTTGCCGACTCTTCTGCTGACAGGTCACGAGCCTCGCTTGATGCGCCGTCGAGAAGTTCCTTGGCACTGTGCCAGACCTTCTGACGCTCGTCGATCTGTCGTTGAACGTAACTCTCCATAAGAGTTCTGTCCTTTCGATTGTTTGTGGATGTGTTCGCAGGTTGCGCCGAGTGGCTCCACTTCGGCAACTAAGAACGCGGCTCCGCAGTCCTTAGAAACTTATTGCTTGAGAAGTAAGTCCAGATACTTCGACTTCAGGTCGATTTGGTTCTTGACTGGTTGGACTCTCAGCTTGTTGACGACTTCGTTGATGATGTCGGCTCTGTCATCTGTCAGCTCTTGACCAGTCTCGAGCATGGTCAACGCCTCGGACAGTTTGTCCGCATCCACCTTGACAAGGTCTGCCAGCTTGTCCACGGAACGAACATTGGCAGAGGTCGCCTCATAGGCCGGGAACGAAACGATCGATACTTCATGAAGTCGGATCTGGCGTAGTTCACGAACCTTGCCGTCATCGCTCCAGTTGTCGCCCCCTGGTGGAACTGAGAAGCCGAAGCTCATCTGTGAGATGTCCTGACGCGCCAGCAGAATCGACATGTCACGACCATCGGTGGTCGGTGGCAGGTCGGCGTCGACCATCAAGCCCTTCGAGTCCTCGGCTAGACGCATCGTGCCGGAACGAGTCGAAGCTAGAACACGACCTGGGTCGTGATTGATGAGCATCTTGACGTTGTTACGAGACTTCAGTGTCTTGGCGAACGCGCCAGAACGAATCGTCTCAGTAAACGGAAGTGGTTGCGATGGTGAGTCAAAGACTGCGGCGTATCCAGAGAAGGACATTCCGTAAGGCAGATCGTCATCGACTTGTCGTATCTCGAAGTCGGTCATCTCGACCGTTCGTTGTTCAAGCTTGGTGGTCATAGTCTCGCTTCCTGGTGCTTCTTGGATGTTCGGGATGGAGTAGGTCGTTGTCGGTCGTATAGTTCGGGTTCTGCGGTCTGCCGTTTTTGGCTAGATACAGATAGGCCCTGACTCGAGCGAAGGCCCATTGAGCGCGTGTCATGCCTGGCCTGTGTGAGACCGAATAGGCACCGGCTCCTCGCCGATAGACCGCTTTCGTCTGACCGAGTGTGACTCGAGTCCAGACTGGTCGGTCGTTCGCTTCCATCTCGTCGTTGTGTTCGGTGACTCTGGTTCGTAGCGTGTTCTCGGTTTGTTCCGAAAGTTGTATTCCACCTGCCGCACCGGCAGCTGAACCTTGGGGGTTGACCTTCGAGCCGGTGATCTGTTCGCTCTTCGGAGCCGGTGTCGATGATGGGCCGGTCTGACGTTCAACTTTCAGAAGCTTGGCAGGAATGATCCAGAACTTGCAGATGCCGTTCGGTGCGATTGCTCCCGACACGATTGAACAAGCTTGTGGGCCGCGATAGAAGGTGCAATTCGAACACTGCATGCCTTGAGAGGCGAATGGATTCTTTAGAACGTAATGAGCACCGTTACCGTCGATTGATTGGTTGAACTGACCGTGCCGTTCGACGACTGACTCAAAGGCTTCATACAGTTCACGCTGGACTTGAGTCCACTCGTAGTCCTCTGACAAAGAACGCTCGGCATCAAGCACAGCCAACTTACGTTCGGCGGCTTGGATGACGCGGTCTGCTGAGTCTGGGTTGGTCGGGTTGACACCCCACAGATACGCGGCTACCGCCCCAGGGCCAGGGAAGTCTTCGTTCGATGGGTCAGAGTTTCGCGGCACACCTTCCCAGTCGACGCGATGACGAGCGACCCATGCCGGGATTCGTCGCCACTTGTCCTCTGACAACGCGTCACCTCGTGCCATCTGTCCAGCTTCTCGGACGGTTTGTGGTCTTAGACCCTCACCCGAGAATCCCTGCCGATGTAACTGCAAGCCACGCTCGGCAGCGACTCGCATGTAAGACGGTGCGATTAGATCGACCTGACGGGATTCTTCCAATGGTTCTATCTTGGTGAGAGTTGAGACTGGTTTACCGACTAGATTGGCAGTCTCTTCGTAGCCGTTGTCAGTGGCCGAATAGATTCGAACCAAGGCAGCCGGATCGTCGGCGGTTGCTTCCAATGAGAAGTCCGAGTCTGGAACGCCCAACACACCTTCGGTCATGACATGCTCGACACGACCGACCATGCGTTCGCCGTCCATAGTCCAAGATACGAAGTCACCTTCGACTATCTCGTTCGGCATTTGACGCTCGCCGAACTCAGCGATGTTTAAGGCAGTGAGTTGGTCATCTGCCTCTGCCTTGGTCTCGTGACAACCCATGACTTGACCATCGGTGGTCTTGACTACTGCGTAACCGCTACAGCCCGGCACACCTTGTTGGACTGCGTAGGGCACTACCGACCCCTAGGTCGCGGCCTCGGTCTTGGCCTTGGCATTGGTCTTGGTCTTGGACTTGAGGGCTTGCCATAACCATTACTCATTGTCGATACAGCTCCGTTGGATTCTCTGGATCGAGTTGAGCCAGAGGCTGAAGTTGTGTGGATGGAACGCCACTGTGTTCGATGTTGGGCATGCTCAGGGCTGACAAGACTGCAGCTGGTTCGTATCCAGCGAGCACTAGACGTTGAGCCATTTGGGTCTTGATGTTCATCTCTTGAAGCGATGCTGCCTCGATGTTGACGTTCGCCAATGGCACGCGAAGAATCTCGCCACCATCGACGGCTGATAAGTCCTCTAGACGCCTGACGTCGTT